TTGTGACAGTCGTCGTTCCGTAAATGGTGTCGATTTTTGCCGTAAATACCACCCGGCGTGATGAAGTGTTGAGGCTGGTATCGAATGACATGATGGAGTTAACGCCTTGCGTATTAAGAATTCGCTGACGTATAGCGAGATTATAGGTTTCCGGTTTCTGCTTGCCGAGCACCGACTGAATCCACGGCGTGCCCTCGGTGGTATCAAGGAACCACTGCCCGTACCAGAGCAGGAATCGTGTTTTAATTGCCTGCGCCACAGCTTCTGGCGAGTTAATCAGCCAGGTATCATCACCCTGCCCGAAGGTGTAATCGCCATCATGGTCTTCACGTCTATATCGCATCAGTTCACCTTGCCAGAGTTGCTGCTTCCAGTTTGCACGCCGCTGTGCGTGTGCTGGTCGCTGATGTCTTTGCCGTTGGACGTGAGCGATCCGAAAAACTGGATTGCGCCGGTAATTTTGGCGGCTGTTCCGGCTGCAATGCTTCCCACCATGCCGCCCGCCCAAGTCAGCAGGCCGGAGATGGTTACTGCCTTGCTGAATTTTGCCAGCGGCGTAGTGACGTTCACGCCGCCCGGAGCCACAAGGTTAATTGCATGGCTGTTTGGATCTAACTCAATATATGCGGCCCCGTCATCAGTTCGCATCTGCATCGTTGTCGTGCTGATATTCCCAATCACGTTCGCCTGTGACTGTGGTCCAACGATGGCAAAAGCATCGGATAAATCATGTTGGCGCGGGTCGACGGGTTCCTGCACACCCCCATTCTGCCACCAGAAATCGATGCAGCGATCGGAGAAAACCACCAGGCATTCGTCACCTGCTTTCACAGGAAAGGTAATAGTGCAGCCGCCCCCGCGTGGGAAGATTACTGGCACATCCACCAGCAGAGGAAGTGGTGCTGACTTCATGTTGCCCAGCTCATCGGCATTTTGACCCTTCAGTGCTGGCTGAACAGTACAGGTGCATGCGATGGGGTCAAAAGATTCGATGATGCCGGGCAGAGAGACGCGCAACATCGAGAAGATGGAATCAGACAGCACCTTCATGGCCTGCTGTTCGCCACCGGCCAGTGACTAAGGTGATATTGACATATTTTCTCCAGGCAATAAAAAACCCGCCGAAGCGGGTTTATGTTTTTATCAATGTTTTAGGAAGCGGAAAGCTATTTGCCTTCAGATTAATGTACGCTATTTATTTCCATTGAACGGTAATATTGGAGAGCTGCTGGATCAGCAACGTAATCGACTGTTCCATGGTTTTCCTCAACGCATTTGATGATTTTATTAATATCAGTTCTAAAAAACTCCTTGCGCAGATTTACTTTATTGATGCGATCACCGCTAAGTAAATTATGCAGTTTAGCTTCTAAGGCCGGAGCGTCATCACAGCTAATCATTGCATGAACATCAAACTCAAATGGAACGCTTGCACCACTTAACTCGCTAACGCGATCATGTGGTTCTAAGCGGCGAGTCATGCCAATTTTAAATACATTCTCGCCAAAAGAACCAATGTTAGAAATAACATAAACGTGGCCTTGCTTTGTCATTTGTGCCATAGACTTGGCGCGCTCATATTGTTTATGTACTTCCTCAATCTCCTGCTCAAGCTTGCGGCGCGTTTCTTCAAGTTCAAGGCGATGCTCTTCATCAGCAGCCAACAACGCTTCCTCTACTGCCTTTCTGCGCGCTTCTAATTCCATCTCTTTTTCTTCAGCTTCAAGCTGCTTTCTTTCAAGCTCTTCAGCCCTCTGGCGCTCTTCACGCATTTGACGCTTTATCTCATTCTGAGCTTCGCGTTCATCCTGTGCCGCTTGAAGGTCTAAAACCTTATCGCGAAATTCTTTTTCGACCGAATCCCAGTCTGAGTTATCAACCAACTCAAAGTAATCATATTTAGCAATCAACGATTGATATATAAATATCTCTTTCTTTAAATCTTCAAGTTTCTTCTCAAAGTTCTTAAGAGTAATAGAGCTTAGCAAAACCTTTCTTTTAAATCGATACGTATCGTCCAGAACCCTTTGTATTTCACTTTGGGCATTCTGATGCTGATCCTTGAATACTTTTTCAAAATCAAAAGCAAAATCCACTGCTTTGTCAAAAATAGATTTACTTCTACCCCTGTGGAACTCAATTGTTTTATTAAGCTCAGATAAAAGTTTCCCGTGCTCAGCCTCACGAAGAGTATCACGATTCTTGTACCTTTCAATTGCTTCCTTTTTCTCTGAAATTTCCTCATCAATTCTTTTGTTGAAAATTGACTCTAGCTTAATATTATTTTCATTGTACTTATTTTTTAGATACTTATAGGTTAAAAACCATGCGCATAAAGCACCAACCCCAAATATGATAAGTATCAGGTAGATTCCGTCCATTTAATACCCCAGAAATTGTAGTTTTTTCGCTCAGGAATATACCATGATCTTCCCCGGCGCCGCTATGGAATGTTAAATAAAGCTGATGATATGCGGTTGCGGCTATTGAATTTTCACACAATCAAAAGATCCAAATATGCGCGGCTGATCCATATTGGTGCGGATCACTTCGACATTGAGAATAGCTTTGCCGTCGTGCTTCACGTAGTCCATGCCAAACCAGCCGGGGGCATCGCTACGCTGTACCATCCACTGCATTTTGACGTTTTCGTAATCGCCATCTGCTTTCAAGAAAGTGAACTTTTGGCTTTCTGGTTTGACTCCATTAATGCGCGCCCAACCGTCATTGGCATCACTTGTTCCTAATTTAAATGGCCCACATTGTGAGTCGGCAAAAACCGAGCCAGGTAAGGTTAAAATAAGCGCGATTACTACGCGTATCATCAATATGTCCTATTCAACGATGAATTTGTTTGAAGATCAGCAGAACCGCGAGCGATGCACATCAAATCCATGTACCACGGCTGACCTCTGGTATCGCCAGTATAATCTATAGCCGATACGATATACACGCCGTCCGCAGCAATACTTGCGGGCTGTTGCAGCGTTCCGTTCACCGTCAGATTGCTATTGGTGTTACTTTCGCTGGCTTTTCCCGGCAGTGTTTTAACCTCATCCGCTGACAGGCTAGCGCGATACACTGATGCCTGGTCTATCTGTACCAGACCCTTAAGCTGAATATTCGGGTTGATGAGGCAGCGCACATTCACCCCACCGCCCATCGTCTGCTGCGGCATGCCAATCAGCCCGGTATCGCTGTTCAGAACAATAGCGTTCTGCACATACTTATCCGTAGGCACCATCTGCGCCTGGCCGGCGACAAGCTGCCACGTCGCGCCGCACTGTGCCGCCACATTATCCATAATGTCACGGGATGACTGATAAATTACACGTCCCCGAGGGTAACTGGTTGCAGGCATATCGCCGGTAATGCCCTGCGTCACGCCGTAGGGGTTGAAGCTGTCCATTGCGGCAGAATGCACATCAGCGACCGTGTAACCGGCAGCGAGTGTCTTGGTTATGCTGGCATTCATAAACGCCTGATGTCCGTCTACCGCCTGAATAAGCACCCACGTATCGGTAGGGTTGTCTCGCCCAGTTACGGTAAAACGAATGTCGCCGCTGAATATCTCTCCGAAGTTCGGATCTGTTGAGTAACCCATACCATCATAGCCCGCAATTATTTTAATCTTCGCGAACTCCTGCCCCAGAATGCGCGAGGCGGTATCTTTTGACAGGTTGTAAATTCTCACCATCGCCACGCGCGGCCAGCGGGTATCTGTCCAGGTGATGTTAAACACAACCTTGAAGTCGCTCAGGCTTATGCCGTCGCCCTTCTCGGACAGTATTTGAAGTTCGAAGTGGCGCATCCAGTTCTGTGACATACTTACTCCGTTACCGCCAGCAGGTGGCTGTTAATGCCCAGGTCGGTTTTTGTCGGATAATCCTGCGCCGGGTCGTCACACACCACAGCCAGGCCAAAGCCCAGATTAAGGTATGAGAACTGAGCCAGCAGGTTTGCGCCAGTCACCAGAGGAATGCCGGTGACTATGTCCGCACCGCTACTGTCCTGCAGATTGATAATCCAGCCGGCATCATCGCGCCACAGCGTCTGAATTAAATAATTGACGCCGTTAATGGCGGTATTGAATTGCTGGTTATCGGGAGTAAGCGGAATTTCAGCAATATTCATAGACTCCACCACCAGGCAACTTTTTGCAGGAATGAGGCATCATCACCGGGGATTGTTGATTTAACACCAGAGTTCTGAACCTCGGAAGTACTCACGCCTTCAGTCATATCACCTTTGTCCGCCACGTTCACGCTCTTGGTTTGCGTGATCAACACCTCTCTTAGCGTTAAAGTGGCCGACAGCACGTTCTCAGTTGTTTTATCAGTAGTCACGTCCAGCACGCGGATCAGCATATTGCTATAAAGACGCTTGCCGGTAGTTACGCTGAAAGGAACGCGGCTGCGCTGCAGGTCAATCAGCTCCTGATACGTCTCTTTCGGGCTGAGGCCAAGGCTCAGACCAATTGCTGATGTATCGAGCAAATCCAGCAGCGAGCCGCCGCCAGCAAAACCTACCTCCATCACGACTTCCGATGGCCGGCGGAAGGCGTGGTCAGCCACCGGTGCTTTGTCCTCTACCGGATGCTCGGTAATTTCCAGCGTGTCACTGTGCTTTTCCGAAATCACCACATCCGGCACGATCAGGCCAATCTTTCGGCTCTGCAGCGAAAACAACGTTGAAAGAATATCCATTAGCGTGGTCCTGCTGCCATAGTCTGGCTGAATCGTGAGTTAACAGATATCTGCTGTTCGGCGACCGCTTTGCCAGCCTGCCCCGGGTCGGAAACCCCATGCATGTGAATGTTGGTTTCCTGATGGATAACGGGAGCACCACCGGCAGCGCGATTAACCAGCTCGGATGGGTAGATATTCCTGCCATTCTCATGGCGAATAATTCCATCCATCAGCTGTGAAAGCACCTGAGGGTTTTGGAGGTTTAATGCAGCATTTGGGTTTACACCAAGCTTTGATGCTATAGCATTCACATATGCGCCGGTATTGTTTTCGGATGAAGGTGCCCACGTTGAAATGATGCCCTGAACCGTGTTGATGCCGCGCTGAGAATAAAGCATCAACTGGCGAGCCATCGCTCTGAGGCCATCGTAAGCCGTCTCAAACTTCGCAAATCGTCCGCCCGGCCTTTCAAGCGACGCACCCGCCTGACCCACGTAATTCAGGTTGCCAGGATTGTTGTTCCGCTCTCCGCGCTTCAGATCGCCACCAGCATCGTCGCCTGTGAAATATTGCCCAATGCTGCGCGGGTCGAAACCCGTTTTGCCTTTAATCCAGTTAGCCACGCCATTGGCGCTGCCGGATACCTGAGGCATGGCATCGGAACTACCCTTCTGCTGCATTATCTCGCGACCAATCGAGTAGGCGTCCTTCCAGCGCCCGTCCTTGATCGCATTCAGGAGCCTTGCAATACCATCCAGCATTTTAGCCAGGCTGCCAAGATTCTCCGTCAGGTTGCTCAGGTCCCATTTTGCTGACCACGTTTTCGGGTCGATACCCAGCAATGACATTACGCGGTTTTTCAGGTCGTCAACTGCCTTAATGGCATTGGTGATTTCCGGCTCCCACTTCTTCCAGTCGATGAGAGATTTGCCACCTTCTTTCCACGTTTTGTAATCGTCGTAAAGCGCGAGAATGGCAACGCTGAGGGCAGTGATTATGCCAATAGGCGACATAAGGAATGCGCCGTTCAAAATGCGCCAGGCGATTACCAGCGCGCCGAATATCTCAATCAGACGCTGCGTGGATTTATCCAGCGATGACCACCAATCCATGATGTCAGCATCGGCCTGAATCAGCCGGTAAACTACGCGCCCGATTACTTCAGCCAGCCAGAGAATCCCCTTTACGCTGCTGGTGATCGCGCCTTCTATTTTGGGGAAATTATCAACCACCTGTTTACGCAGGTTATCAATAGAGCCAGACAGGCCCTCAGCCAGATTAGAGCCTATCTTATCTCGCGCCATTCCAGCCATCTGGCCGAAAGAACTTAGTGAGGTGATGAACTTGTTAGAGCTAACTGCAGCCTGATCCGCGTTATATCCAATCGCTTTCGCCATCTGCGAATACTGAGCGCTGAACTGCCCTATCCCTCGCCGCATCGCCATCAGCGTGTTTTCATCAATGCCAAGCATTTGCGCATACTGGTTGGCGCGATAGTACGGCATGCTGCTGAGACGCTGACCAACGCCCGTAAATACAGACGCCATATCCAGCATATTTCCCTTAGCGTCGCGGGTCTGCACGCCGAGGCGATTCAAAAACCCTTCCGCGCCGGGACTGTTGCGTACGAAGCGCGCCAGACTTTCCAGCGATGCGCGCGCACCATCAACCGTGCCGCCCATCTGAGAAACGGCATAGCCAATCTGCTGGATACCTGCGACTGTTGCACCGGTACGCTGTGACATCCAGTAAAGGTTATCCAGCGCGCTGGCAATTTTAGCGGTGTAGGCCACGACAGAAAGCGCTGACGCCTCAGCCGCTGCGCCAAGCTTTACCACCTTCAATGTCGTGCCGGCCACAACCGCATCGAACTTGCGCGCCCCCGCCTCATCAATCTGGAAGCCAAGAGAAACAAGGAAGTCTTTGATCGTTTCAGCGTTCATTGGTTGTCCTGCTCCCAGCGACGTATGCGGGCATTGTTATCCGCTTTGAGGTCCAGCCAGTCGTTCATTCTGGCAATGTCAGCGAGGTCAATCGACCCGTCCTTGAGCGCCGCATAGCTGATATACCCGGCATCAACCGGGCGCATCAGATAATCTTCGCCGTCTGGAAGGGTGTCGAGCGTTAACCCGCTGGCAGGGGCTGCATCTCGCTGGCGGGGGCTGCGGGCAAAAAATTTCCCAGACTGTCACCTACCACGCGGCCAACCATCTGCAGCATGCTCATCAGGTCGATGTCATCGAACATCAGTTCGCCCGACTGCATAACTGCAGTCCATCCTTTGCTGTGATTGCGTGAAACCACGGACAGGCAAGGGAAGATGATCGCGTTGGTGTCTTCCTCCGTCATGTCAGCCAGTTTTTCTGCAATCTTCGGCAGAGCATTTTCGAGCACGCCATAAACTGCCTGCGGGTCTGCATCGCCACCCTCTTGCGGCAGGGCATCTTTGATGCTTTGCATGTCAGGCATGATGCCGGCGAGAACCGGCAGTAACTTACGGGTAACTTTAAGCTGGTCGAACACGCTCAGCTTTTTGGTGCGGTACTGCACCCCTTTGATTTCAAATTCCATCCGTTAAAACTCCCCGAGAACCTGGTCGATTTTACCGCAGTCGAATACCCATGATTTGGTGTTGCCAACCTTTGCATCGCCGTGGTCTGGCTGTTTCTGGAACGCCACGGCGCGGGCGGTTGTAATGTCGCCTGAAGCATGGTTGCGCAGCACGATTACGTTGTTGCCCCAAAGCGCAGAAGACTGACCCTGTGCGTTGTACATCAGAGACAGCTTTTTGTTGACCGGGGAAGTTTTCAGCAATGTTACGGTCATAGTGCCGCTCTTGCCCGCGTGCAGGCTGTGCATCACTTCACCGTCAGCGCCAATGGTCATGGTGTTTTTGGATTCCGTCATGGTGACGGTGATACCTTCCTCGGAGTTGGCAGAACCATACCCAAGGTCAATTGATCCTGTCGGCCCGCTAAGGGACGCGACAACGTCCATAAAGCTATAAGTCGCCATTTATATCCCCTTAGCGAACAACGTTAATCTGGACGTCGGCGTAATGAACCGCGCCAGCCAGTTTGATTGCCGCCTGAATAAGCGGTGCTTTGCGCGCCTCACGGTCGGCCTGCGCCTGAGAGGATAGCGGCTGCGCATAGACGTAATAGCCCTTCGTCAGCGTGTCGCCCGCAGTAATCTGCCCGATGTCTCCGCCATTCCAGACACCCGCCGCCGCCAGCCCATTGGACACAGCCTGATCCAGCGACTGCTCAACGTTTGAAAGCAGGCGGGTAATACCAGCTTCAGTCTGCGGGATTTTGGTGGTGGAGGTGTAAAGCAGGTTGAAGAGATTGGTCTGCACGTAGTTCTGCAGCCAGTCCAGACCATGGCGCTCATCGAAGAAATCGCCGTTAGCCATCACGCCCTGCTGCAGGATTGCCGTGTCGTTCGCGTAATAAACGTAAACGTTCGCATTTTTCGCGTCGACAGCCGCCGCCTGCGAGCTGGTCAGGGTTTCGTAAGTAACACCGGGCTCGGTTTTGAATTTCAGCGTGATCGTGGTGTTGTTGCCGGTAAAGTTGACGGTAAATGCACGCCCGAATGCTGACAGAGCGGCATATTTACTTTTTGTCGAGTACTGAACGAAGGTCCGGCTATAGCCTGCAGCTTTTAGCGTCGAGGCGATGTCAGTAGTCGAGGCTGAGTCGATAATGCCGGAATCATCAGACGTTACGGCAAATACACGGCTGAGGCTTGATGCCTGGATAGCGGCGGCGGTCGCAGTGATTTCTGCCGGGGTAAGGTCTTCATCGCCGGCAATGCCCAGCCCATACCAGTTAGTGAACTGAAGAGCAGCGCTGACGGCCTGTGCCAGCGTTTCTTCGGCACCTGTCTCGGCAGCAGCCAGGGTCTTTGCCCAGCGCCCTACATAAACCTGCGTCGGCTGTGGTGACTGTGAAAAATACACCAGCGCGGCTGCATGTTCCGGGCTGTCCTCACCAAAATCAGTGCCGATATCTTCCGATCCGGTATAAAGACGGATGCGCTCTGACACAGGGATAACCGTAGAGGTGCCGAGAATGAGCAGCGAGCCGAAATTACGACCCGTCGCCGCAGTGGGCGACATGATCACATCAACGTTTACAACGTTGGATACAGGTAAGCCCTGTGCCATAGA